GGTGTGGGTGGTAGCTGAGTCGTCATCGTGGCTCTGGCTCTAGCTATGAGGACCGAGCGCGCCGGCCGATCTCATCGACCCGGGATCTCAGCGCTGCGCAACGGCGTCCTCGGCAAGGATGGCGTCGATCTGGCCGACGGCCAGCGTCAGGCCCTCCTCCATGCCCATGGCCAGGACCTGCTCCATCGCCTCGGCGCTCGGGAATAGGCTCTCGATCGCCATCCGCGTGCGGCTGTCGCCGATGGCTTCGATCGTCACGCGCGCCTCGTTGATCGGCATGTCGGTGTTCGGCGTGCCGTCGGCGTTGGTGTCAGGCAGTTCTTCCGGCGCGGGCGGCGTGCCGTTGCCGTTAGGCGCGGGCGGCGTTTCCGGCGGTGGCGTGCCTTCCTCCGGATGGTAGACCGACGTAAAGGCTTCGGCCGACCGTGCAGCGGCGGCAACAACGTGAGGCGGCATCTTCACATTGGGATCGATACGGTCGGCAGGGACCTGCTCGTGGCCGTTAGGGTTGGGCGGTACTGGATCGGGCATTCTGATCTCTCCTCGTAAAAGTTTCCCGCAACTCGTGGCACTCGACTAGGTGCTTGCGCAGTTGCTGGATAAATTTCCACTTTCCTTGGGCGCGCGCCATGTCATGCGGTGCTTCAGCCAAAGCCATCTCCGTGACAGCTTGAACCTCCAGCACCCGGACGGCATCGCAGAGTTCTCGGAATTGTTGAGGCATCGTCGCTTTGATCAACGATGCCGTCATGACGATGTCGACCAGTGGGTTTGCGGCCATCGGTGAGTTTTAAAACTCATCGCACCTTCATGCCAAGTGTGCCCATGTCGATTATGTCCTGATAATTCATTGGCGCGTTGGCACCCGACGGTGTCAACTTCGCATAGTTGCCCATGGACCGCTGCCACGGATCGCCCTTGGTCAGCTGCGCCACGGCATCGCGGTGCGGCAGCAAGTGCTGGCCGCCGCCCTTGCCCCGGTTCTGAACGAGCCGCCCGGTCCCGGGATTGATCTGCTTGGTGCCGTACTTGGTGTTCATTTGAACCGTGGCGACTTGGGTGACTTGGGGAAGCCCGGCGACTTGATCATCTGGGGCATCTTCGGCATCGACACGGCTTTCACTGCCTTGACGCCACCACCGCTGGCCATCGCCGGAACGCCCTTGCCGATTTTGGTCGGCCCGGACGGCTTCGGTATGTTCTTCGGTCCCTTGATCGAGCCGAGGTTGAAGGCATCACCACCCTTCGCTGGCGGCACCACACCCTCACCGCCGGGACGCAGCGCTGAGGACATCGGAAGTTTCTTCTGGTAGGGCATCGCTACACCGACGAACTGCCGCCACGCGCCGCCAGCGAGCCCCGATTGCCGAACAGCGAGCCCTTGCCGCCTTCGGCGAACTTGGCGTTGCCACCCGACTTCGACGGACCCGACGTGCCGGGCGTCTGTGTCCCAGCATAGTCCTTGTTGGTCCCGCTGGCGCTGTAGCGGCCCGCACCACTCGGCCCGGCCTGTGGATCACCAGCGCCGCCGCCGAGCGACGTGCTGCCTTCCTGCGAACTCACACCGGGCTTCTGCGTGGTGACACCCTTCGCACCGTGCATGCTCGTCGTGCCACCGAACTTGCCAAAGCTCTTTGCCATGATGTTCTCCTTTCAGTCCAAAAAGTCGGCGATGTTCCGCGCTATTTGCATCATTTTAGGAACCGCGCGGACGTTGCACAAAGAGAGCAGTACGCGGTGCCTGAGCCTTCGTGCCTTCAGGTCCCGGTTTACTCTGTTGCTGGGGGGTGCCGCCAGCACCCGGTGGTGGCCCCGGTTTAGGCGGTCCACCCGGCGGTCGCTGACCGGCTCCCGGCTCGGGCGGCTCGGGCGGGTCTTGCGAATGACCGGCCGCCCCAGCGGCCTGAGCGTTGGCCTGCGCCTGCTGCTGTTGCTGCTGGATTTCGTCCTCCGACGGGACGATCTCCTCGCCCGGCATGCCGATGGTGTTGGAGACGTTGCGCAGCACCGCCGCGCGGCCCTTCGGTCCCATGATCGACATGTCGATCGGGTTGGCCGTCAGCTGCAGGAACTCCAGCTGGCGAGACCGCATCGTCTCACGCTGCATGGCGACGGCGACACCCTTTGGCGTCACGCTCTCGGTGCCCTGCAGCATGCCGGTAGTGTCGGGAAGCAGAACCAAGTCCACCAACTTGGTGAGCGCCGGGCTCAGCATGTCGCGATCGAGGTTGGCGCAAACCGTCTGCATAATTTTAGACGCGTTGCCCATCAGCATGGCCAGCCCAGAGGCGGTGCGACCAGCACCGCCTCCGGGGGAATTGCCGGAGAGGTAGCGAGGGATCGCTGACACGTCGTCCGACAAATCGTAGATCGCCTTAAACACGGTGAGCAGTTCGTTGGCGTTGCTCTGGGGCTGGAAGAACTCAACCGGCTTCTCGGTCGAGTTCGTCATCAGCGGATTGGTCACATGCCAACGCTTCCACGGGTACAAATCCTCGCCGGTCTCAAGCCCGGCCAGCCGATCATCGTTAACGACGACCTGCGGCCCCGACGAGATCGAGAGGTTGTTGACCAAGCCGCGAAGGGCGGCGTTGCAAACTTCCTGCAGGTCGCTGATCTGATCAGGGATCGCGTTGCCGACAGGGGTGCCCGGAACCTTCTCCCAGCTGCTGATGTAGTACTTGTGACGGCGGCGCGGGCTCACGCCCAGTTGCACCTTGATGAGGTACTGGCCGATCATCCACGCCTCGATGGCGTAGTCGCGGATCGGATCGGGGATGTCCTCGTCAGTGAACCCGTAGTCGAGCAGCATCCTGCCTTGCACGTTGCCGGTGAACTGCAGGCAGGAGATCATATGCGACTGGTTGAACCACGGGTCTTCGCGGCTCTCTAGCTGCGCCCGTGGCGCTTCAGCCATGTCCCAGTCCATCGAAAGGCCGCCGCGACCGTAGTTGTCGAGAACTTGGCGGATAGCAGCGGTATCGTAACCTTCGACGTCAAGGAGATCGTTAAGGTCGGTGCGAGTAAGCCGTGTGCGCTCGATGATAGACGCATCCTCGATATCAGCCGCCCCCGGTGTCCAGTAGATATCGAACGGCGAGATGCGCTCCCACCAGAGCTTCGGCTTGCGCCGCATGACCGGTCGACCGGTTGACCAATCAACCTCGAAGACCATGCGGACGGTCGGCCCCTTGAGACAGGCGTAGGGGAATAACGGGATGTCGGTAATGACATCGGCGAGCGCGCCATAGAAATTTCCCTCGGTCAGCAGTTCGTCGATCTTGTCCTCGGCAAGATTGGCCTTCTGTTCGCCTGCCTTCTTGGCGGCGGTGCGGGCCTTTGCCATGAGGCCCCACAACCGCTCCCTGATCTGCTGCGGCCCAAGCTCCATGCGGATCGACTGAGCTTCCTGTATCGCGCTCTGGACGAGAGTAGAAATTGCTTTCTGTACTTCGTCGGGGACCGGCGGATCGGCCTCGGGCTCTAACCCCCAAGCCCGGTCGGCTCCAAGGTAAACATCGCGCAAGAGGGAGGACGCACCCCGGCATTTGGCTGCGATCAGCCGGGCATACACTTCGGAGCCGCCGAACTTCTTGATCTCCGCCAGTTTCTGGGGATCGTAGACACCGTTGAAGGCGCGCATGGCCTGCAGCAGGCGCTCGGACCAGCCGACGGCCGTATCACGGTGTCGGCGCATCATGTCCCACTCGTTGCGAATGAAACCCTGCAGGCCGCTGTACTGGTTGGTGCTCGCAGCTTGCGTGGCTACCGCTTGGGCTGCGTCCGCTGCGTCCATGTCAGCGTTGGAGACCACCCGCAGCGACACTGGATAGCGCTGCTGCAGGGGCTGGCTGTTGAGCGCAGGCGCGGGTTCAAACGGTGGTGGCATCGAAACTTTCCCCCGCAGAGAGTGAGGCTATAGTACGTCGATAAATTTTTTACCACAAGGAGTGGTACATGGCCCTTCCCGAACGCCCAGAGCGCGAGCTTACCGAGGTTGATGTGAGCCGCCTCGCCCGTGAGATAAGCCGCAATTTGAAGCCTTTAGCGCTCACCTTGGAGCAGATGAACATCAGCAGCGACCAGTGGGATCGGGTGCAGCGCAATCCGATTTTTCACCAGCGACTGGTCGAGGAAGCCGCCGTCTGGTCGGCCTCGACCAAGAAATCGATCGAGGATCGGATCAGCACCAAGGCCGCCGTCATGATCGAGGAGTTGCTGATCGATGCAGTCGGCATGGTCCAGAACGACCAGCTGCCTGGGGTAGCCCGCGTGCAGTCGCTACAATTCCTCGCCAACATGGCCAAGCTCGGCGACAAGGCAGTGCGTGACGACGGCTCGGGCCGGGTCCAGATCAACATCAACATCGGTGGCCAGCGTGTGCGCTTCGAGAAAGAGACGGCCGAGCCGCTGACCATCGAAGGCACAGCGGAGGTCAGTCCATGACCGACGAGAAGATTTTCGATCTGGCGACGAAGAAGCCGTTCGAGCTCAAGATCGGCAGCACAGGAACCTCGGACCAGCAGATCACCACCTTGATCGACCGCTTCGCGCGCTACGCTCAAGAACGCAAATTCAGAGCCGTCGCCATTGTCATGATCGATGAGAATCACAGCTGCATCACCGGTTACCATACCGAGGAAGGCATGGTCTGCGGTCTGGCTGGTGGTCTTGCCCAACTGCAGTACCGCATCGCCAAATTCATGGATGACGAATGATTGCCATCGATTTCGAGCCGCCCCCCACAGGGGCGAAGATGATGATGTCCGATGCGCTGTATCGGATGATCTTGGGCCCATTGGGTTCGGCCAAGACCACCACCGTTCTGTTCGAGCTTCTACGCCGCTGCTGCGAGCAGGCCCCGGGGCGCGACGGCATCCGCTACACCCGCTTCGCCCTGCTGCGGCAAACTCTAAGCCA